AATATACCATCGCTGTTAGCACCTAATAAGACACCATTAAATACAGCCATACTATTGAAGTTAAATCCTGCATATTGACTTATAGCTAAATTGTTAAGATTTATAGTTATTCCCAATCTAGAATTAGCCATTACCACCTCGAGTGTCTAAGTATAAGATCATCAAATCTTGTTAAGTCTGCACCAGTTGATCCTTGTCCATCTACTCCACCACCACCTACTCCAACCATAATAAAAGTAGGCATGTTTTCATCAAGCGTTCCAGGATTTCCAGTAGTATAACCTGTTGCCTCAATCTGGAATTCGGGCATCCTCTTATCAAGACTCCCAGCATGCAAATACGCACCAGCTTCAATTCTAAAGCCTGGCATATTTACATCAAGATTACCTATTATAGAATGAATACCATCAGCCTCAATTAAGAATGCTGGCATATCAATGTCAAGAATGCCTGTATTGCTTGGAGTACCAGTAGCCTCAATCTCGAATCCAGCCATAATTTCATCGAGGCTACCATAATTCTCTTGGCTCACAGTAGCTTCTATTTCAAAGCTCGACATTCTTCTATCAAGCATCCCACCGCTATAAGCCTCAACTTCAAACACAGGCATCTTAACATCGAGACTGCCTATAATATCTGAACTTGCTTCAGCTTCAGATTCAAATACAGGAGTCTTAGTATCAAGTATTGCACCACCATACGCTTCAGATTCAAAGGTAGGTGTCTTGGTATCAACAGTTCCAGCATTATTACCTTGAGCTTCACCTATAAATACTGGCATGTTAGAATCAACAGTGCCAGATTGTCCAGCTTGCCCCTCTACCTGAAAGGCTGGAGCAATACCATCCGTATCTCCGTAATTACCAACGACTACAAGGTCTTTAGTAAAACTCGCAAGAGATAAGTTATTTAAATCTATAGCTACAGCACCTGGAACTAAAGTCAGCTGTTTAGCTGCAGCAGTAATAGCTAAAGCATCTGGATAGATAATTTCAGCCATTTAAACTCCTATGCACCATAGTAAGCAGGTAGAGTAATCTTGAATGTATCAATAGTAACAGTTTGATCTACTGCAATGCTTGTAGTAGCCAAATTAAGATCAGCGCCACTTGTACCGACACTTCCACTAATTCGAGGAAGAACTGTTGACAAAGCCAAATTATCAGTAGGATTCGCAACGAGCAGAAAATACCCAGCAGTGCCAGCGGCAAGACCAACACCACTCCATACTTCATCAGCACACTTTTCAATGTATCCTCCTGCATAATCACCAAACTCTATACCATTAGCTTCAGCACCATGAGCAAATGCTCCAGATGCTTGAGTAACCTTTAGTAACTGTGTGCCAGTAACAGCATTATCAGCTGAAGATGGTTGACTACCTGAATACAGATATAAACAACCATTTCTAAATATATCCTTTAGAGAACCGCCTTTACCTGCACATATAACCGTGGCAGCAGCAAAGATCTCTCCAGTATCTACAACAGCATCAGCAAGAGTCAGAAGTTCTGCCGCTACTATAGCTACAAGTGTATCAGTTAAACCTGTATCATTCCCAGGAGTTGTAGCACCATCACATCTCATCTTATCCCCAGCTACCCAACCATCAGTAATAAAACTACCACCTGATCTAGTAATAGTAGATGGACTACCAGTAGCAAAGGTTAAACTGTTAATAGCACCAGCAGTCAATGCTGTTATTTCAGGCTGTTGTCCAAGGATCATATCCCTTGCACCAGTTGAGAAACGTAAAGCCATTTCTTTCTCCTTTATGGATTAAGTAATCCTATAAATTTACCTTCATAGATAAGACTACTGCCACTAATAGCAGCAGCCAAATCAACCTTATCCTGAGTTAAGTTACGCAAGTCGCCATCATGTCCAGCATAACAAACCCCTCTTTCAGACATCCACATAGCAGATAACTCATTAGACTTCCAGTCGATAAAAGGAGTTCCAGACATAGGAAACACCATCCTACCATGAAATGGAAAGTCAGAGTATTGTGCAACTGGATAATTAGCAACAGTAATCATCTCAAATTCTGAAGGCTCAGTACCTTTAAAGAAGTAAGTTTTAGTCTGACTACTTACATAAATACCGTCCTTTACTGCCCTAATCATCCTTATCTCTGAATCTACTGCTATATAACTACGAGTTAAATCAAACAGATTAAAGCCGAATGGCTCACTAGCCCAAACCACATTACCTTGCACGACATACATCCTACCTCTATACAAAGCAATATCAGTTCCGACAGGAGGATCAACATAGTCTCTTTCAGTTTCAGGACCTACATAATCTTCCTTTAACCAACCAACACTTAAAGGTGGAGTAACAACAATACCAGTTTCACGCCCATTACAGTAGTAAATATAATCATTTACTTGAGCATATCTCATCCTTGCACCAACAGTTACATTCCTTAGTGCAGCATAAGTGTAATCAACATAAAGAATAGACAGAGCGTCTCCAGTAACAAACAGACACATTCCTCCTTCACAGAAGATACTATGGCTGTTAATAGCGACTCTCTCGGTAAATCCCTTTCGTCTAGATAATCTCCCAGTATCATCAATATCCACATTATAAGCCACAGCCAGCTCTTGTACACCAGTTTCTGGTTCATACTTAAGTCTGACAGGGTCTATCTTAGTGTTAAGACCAGTAGTCCCACTAAATACCTTAAACAGTTTCATTATACATTCCAGCTACTACTGATATAGTTATTTCGGTTTCGGCTTATCCACTCTTTGAGTTTAAGAATCCCAGAATGTCTATTATCTTCATTGAAGGATTCCCAGAAGTTAGTTGTTGTATTAGACTTCTTACCCTCCATACCATCTTCCATCTGGTCATAGATTAACCAAGCTGTACCATGTACAAACAGCTTTCTATGTAATTGAACTGGATAGTCAGAAGGCTCATCATTATCCTCAGATAGTTGAGAGGGGTTACGAAGGTATAGGAATGTAATATCTGTTGCCTCTGTAGGGACATACTGATACCAGAGTGTTGAACCGTCAATAGCAACCGCTTCTAGACTTCCCTCTTGGTTAAGAGTCTGATAAGTATCTGTAACATAATCATCCATCAACATATCCAGACTAGGATAAACAACTATGCCAGACAAACTTGTTTTCAGTAATCTTCCAGAGAATCCACCTGACACATTTGAAAGTGAGGCGTACGGCTGACCCACAGCAGTCTGTACAGTACCAATCCTTCTTAGCCCTGGGAGCTCCACAAGTGATGCAACATAAACTACACACTCATTGATAAAGCCTTTAATCTCCTCAGGACCATAATCTGGATTGTCTACAATGGTTTGTACTTCAGTTATTATCTTCTTAAATTTCATAATCCCTCTAACTATCTCAGAATTGGTCAATTATTGACCCATTCTTATTGCGATGGAGGTACTGAAACGAGCATCTTCACTCGAGCCTCTCCAGCCGTAATAGCTGCATCTGAAACTAAGTACGCACAGACACATGGAACAGCAGCATCTAATGGCACTATAATTGCAGGTTCCAGCCAAGTTTGAAGTAACGCTGCAGTAATCCAATCGCCTGTAGCAGGAAAGTACTTACCAATAGTGCCGTGAGTAATTTCAGTATTATCAACATACTCATCAACATCAACATCTGTACTCACACCATCAGTAGTTACATCATCAGTTGCCAGAGTAGCAGAACCTATATCAAGAGTAATTGTACCTCCAGCAAAAACAGTAACAATCTCAACATATATAGCCTGAATTATAACCAGCCCATTTCTGTACACAGAAAGTGGAAAGGAAAACAGGATTGCTGCAAGATCATCAGCTTCTTTTACAATAGGTCCTGAAGTAATCCAGTATGGATTTTCAAGAACAGTAGTCCTCAGATCATGTCGTCTGAGGTCTAAATTAGTATGTGTAGCCATTTAATTCCTCCTTAGTGAAGTACAGAATACTGAGCGAATACCCAGAAGGTTCCAATAGATCCTGCATTATCATCACTGGTTATTGTTATGTAGCCAGAAGCATCACGGAAGTACTTACCCTGTCCACCTGTAGCAGTTCCCTCAGACGCCTTAGTCATACCTGTAGCATCTGGGTCAATCACAGCGGATAGTATAAAGCCATCAGGATCTGCTGTTTCACCATTACCTACCCAACCTACAGTAAGTGTGGCTCCAGCATCCCCATAAGCAGTAAGCATTTCAATCCATACTTCAGTTACAAAAGCAAATCGAGGTATTCTGATAATATTCCAAACACCATCAGCTGGCTCAATCAGCTTTTTACTTCTGGCAATTCTATAATTATCCGAGAAGTGCTGACCGTAAAAATCAGTTGCCATTATAACACCTCCTAGTTAAGTGCTTCAGCATAGCTTGAGCCAGTGATAATACCATAGTCTTTACTATCAAATCTGGTTTTCTTTACACCAAAGATACCACCACCTCTAATCATAACAAAGCGTTTGGCATCCTTTTCGTAAGGCACAAAAGCCATTACTGTTGATTTAGATTCGCCAGCACCGCCCCACGCCCAACAAGCAGCCTGTGCACCAAGGAGTATATTTCTATACACTCCGCCACTACCTACAGTCTGAACCTTTCTAATTCTTTCAGACTTAGAGATTAATAAACCATTATATTCAATCTCTACCTGAGGCATCTGCAGTTTATTAGCTGCTCTGAGCAAGTCGCCCCACTGACCAACATTCATATTTTGACGAAGCTGATCAAAGACATAAGTATGAAGGATTACTCTGAAATAATCCTTACCGCCCTTACGGAAAGGTCGGAGTTTAAAACAGTCAGTAGCAGGCATCTGAGCTCTCTGCTTCATAGCATCAAGAAAGCTAAGATCCATAAGTTCAGCTGAGGTCATTGATGCTTCAGCAACATCATTAACCTTTAGAAAATGACCAGTATCTGGCTCTTCACAAGCCTGAGCAAAAGTCTGACCAGCAATCTTATAAGTACTATCGCCACACAGGGTAGCAATTACAGTATCAGATAATTTATCTGCCCACCAATCATTAAGACCATCCCTACCTTCAGCCATCAAATCATAAGGAACTCGCTGTTCCTCCATCCTACCGCCAGTATCTACTGCATGGTTCAGTTCTTCAATAGTCATATTGAAGTCCTTGAAACGAAGTTTCTCTTCGTTACCTTCTACAGTATTGTTACCAACGATACCTTCTCCAGTTAATGGAAGGCGAATACCAAAAGTAATCTGATCACCTTCTCCCTTACCAAGTTCAGTTCTCATTTGAACAATACTTTCCGAACCCTTACCTACCAGCATATTAAATTCAACTGCTGGAAGTAATATCTTGAATAGATCCCTTGCCCACTTTTTGCGAGTCAAGTTATCGTTCGTCAAGAATTGTGTCTTAGGTGTAGTCATTTAAGACCTCCATTATTTGAGTCGGTTCTCCATATACATCTTATATATATTATCAGGAACCGAATTTAGTTCATCTTCTGGAAGTGCTTCTATTTTTGCAGCAGTCCATCCACTTGCTGCAACAGCATCTCCACTCCCAACCTCTGCTATACTTGCAGGGGCTTCAGTAGTCTTCGGTTCAACTTTAACAGTTTCTGCTGGTTTAGCCACCTTCTTCTTAACTTCTGTTGGCTCAGCATAATCAGGATGATGTTCTTTAATCAAGCCGTACATATACTTATAAGGATTAGCCATTTGCCATACATTTATCTTGGCAATAAGCTCAGCTTCCTCTACTGGAATATTCTGCTCACCAGCTATACCATCTGCAATAACTGCAAATATATCAGAAAAGTTCTCTGGACTACATACATCATGTAAGTCAGGGTAGTTTCCCTCTGCCATTGTTTCAGCGAGTACATCTAACATTCCACCTCTGACCTGCCCGAGTTCATCAAGGGCAGTATTTAACCTTTCAATATTAGCTGGTTCTACAGGTTCTGGTTCAATAGGATCTCCATCCTCGTCATACTCAATAGGCTTTACAGCAGCTTGTCTATCTTGTCGAGCTTTCATTAAAGCCATATCTCGCTTTTGATCTCTTATAAGTGTACGCATCTCCCTAATCTGCTGAGATGGATCAATAGCAGTATCATCCTCTTCTTCAGTAGTCTCTGAAGTTTCCTCTGTTTCAGTAGTCTCCGTTGTTTCCTCAGTTTCAGTTGTTTCTTCTGTAGTTTCAGGGTCAACAGTAACTTCTTCATCGCCACTTATAGCCTCAAGCGCGGAATCCAATTCATCTATTTCTTCCGTGTCTTGCACTATCTCAGGTGCTATAGCCATTACTTACTCCTTCTTAGTTGTTGGTTTCTTGTTA